GAAACTCTTATTGTGTTGGCGGCATCGACCTTTCACAAACAAGAGACTTGACGGCTTGCACTGTTGTAATTGAGAAGAACGGCGAGTTGTACGTGTTTGCGAAATTCTTCTTGCCAACAGAACGCATTGACGAAGCTACACAGCGTGACGGTTTGCCGTATAACATTTATATCCAACGTGGATTACTTCAAGCGTCTGGGGACAATTTTGTAGACTACAAAGACTGTTATAACTGGTTTAAACAGTTGGTTGAGGAATACCAGATCTTTCCGCTTGTCACCGGCTATGACCGTTATTCAGCGCAATATCTGATTCAGGACATGACGCAGTACGGCTTTATCATGGATGATGTTTTTCAGGGTGAAAACCTTTATCCAGTTATCCAAGAAACTCATGGACTGCTTGAGGATGGCAAGATCCACATTGGTGACAATGATCTGTTAAAAATACATCTCTTGAATTCGGCAATAAAGATGTCAACGGAAAGAGGTAGGGGAAAGCTGGTGAAGCTGAACCCGAATGACCACGTTGACGGTTGTGCGGCCTTGCTTGATGCTATGTGCGTCCGTCAGAAGCACTTTGCCGATTATGGGGAACAGCTTAAGAACAATTGAGGTGGTTAAATGGGACTGTTTAATTGGCTCTTTGGTAATAGACCACAGCCAAAGTCAAAAATTGAAGAATCCTTCAAGATGCTTGACGGCTATAAACCGGTGTTCACAAGCTTTCAAGGCGGCATCTATGAAAGTGAACTGATACGGTCTGCAATTAACGCAAGAGCTACACACATGAGCAAGCTGAAGGTTGAAACTTATGGATCTGCAAGGCCAGCTTTGCAAAACAAGCTGAAAAATGGGCCAAATGAATTTCAAACATGGTCACAGTTTCAGTATAGGTTGTCAACGTTGCTTGATGTTCACAACACGGCTTTTATCTGCCCTGTCTTTGATCAGTACGGACAACCGAGCGGCATCTATACACCATTGCCGTCCCGGTGCGAGATCATTCAGTATGATGATGTGCCGTATCTGCGTTATGAATTCGGACATGGTCAGAAAGCCGCTGTTGAGTTGATGTATTGCGGAATTTTGACGAAGTATCAGTATAAAAGTGATTTCTTCGGAGAAAGCAATCATGCACTTCGGAACACCATTGATCTGATTCACATTCAAGATCAGGGAATTCAAGAAGGTGTCAAATCTGCGGCTTCTTATCGGTTCATGGCGAAAATGACAAACTTTGCCAAAGCTGAAGACCTTGCCAAAGAGCGGCAGAGGTTCACAGAGCAGAACTTCAGCAAGGATGCCAAAGGTGGCGGCTTGTTACTGTTTCCGAATATTTACAGCGACATTCAGCAGATTGATGCAAAACCGTGGGTTGTGGATGCAGAACAGCGTAAAGCAATTGAAGCGAATGTTTACCGGTATTATGGTGTTAATGATGACATCTTGACGAACAAATTTGATTCTGAAAATTGGTCGGCATTTTACGAAGGTGCAATTGAGCCGTTTGCAATCCAAGAAGCAGAAGTGTTGAAAAAGATGTTCTTCACCATTCGAGAACAATCGAACGGCAACGGAGTGAGCGTGACGGCAAACCGGTTGCAGTATTTGAGCAACAAAGACAAGCTGAACGTTTCCAGTCAGATGCTTGATAGAGGAATCATGTCAATCAATGACGTTCGTGAGATTTGGAACTTGCCGCCGGTTGACGGTGGTGATGTTCGGATTATCCGGGGCGAATATTATAACGCATCGGATAAGGTAAAAGAGGGGAGTGGATCAGATGAAAGCTAACCGTGAATATCGCAACATGGAATTGCGAACGGTTAACCTTGAAGAAGGTAAATCATATTATGTGGAAGGTTATGCTTCTACATTTCAACCGTATGTTCTGTTCCGTGATGAAGATGGTACAGAGTATTCAGAACGGATAGAACCGACAGCATTTGACAATACAGATTTGTCAGATGTTGTGTTCCGGGTAGACCATGAAGGGAGAGTATACGCCAGAAGTTCAGCCGGTACGGTTGAGTTATGGAGTGACGAGCATGGCCTTGGAACAAGAACATACTTAGGTAAAACGCAACAGGCAAGGGATTTGTTTGACGATATCGAAGCTGGCAACTATCCCAAGATGTCTTTTGCTTTTACAGTTGCCGAAGATCATTACGACAGGGCAACTCATACAAGGGTTATTGACAGGATTGCGAAGGTGTTTGACGTCTCACCGGTATCATTCCCGGCAAACCCGACAACGGAACTTGGTGTTTCAACTCGTGACTACTTCAACGGAGTGATTGAAGCAGAGAAAGCGGAGCGACTTGAGCGAGAAGAAAGGGAACGCCAGAAACAAAGAATTCGTATATTGATGGAGATGTGAAAATGGAAATTAATGAAATGACCATTGAACAGCTTGAGGAGCGCAAGAACCAGATTGCCGCTGAACTGGATAGCCCTGAAGCTGACCTTGATGCGCTTGAGAGTGAAGCAAGAAGCATCAAAGAGGAACTTGAGCGGCGTAAGGCAGAAGAAGAAAAGCGTTCTGCCATCCGTGATGCTGTTGCCGCTGGCAATGGCACTGTAACCAAAACTTTTGACAAAGAGGAGAAAAAAACAATGACTATTGATGAAATCCGCTCCATGCCGTCTTACATGGATGCATATGCCAATTATATCAAAACTGGTCGTGACACCGAATGCCGTGCGATTCTGACCGACAACGCTGGCAACATCACCGGCAAGGATGGACCTGTGCCTGTGCCTGTCATCGTTGACGAAATTGTTCGCACTGCTTGGGATCGTGATGAGATCGCGCGTAGACTTCGCCGCACCTTCTTCCGTGGCAATCTGAAGGTTGCCTTTGAACTGTCTGCTGACCCTGCTGTTATCCACGCTGAGGGTTCTGGTGCTGTTGCTGAAGAGAACCTTCAGATCGGTATCATCAACATGGTTCCTCAGACCATCAAGAAGTTCGTCCGCATCAGTGACGAAGCTATCACGATGGGCGGCGAAGCGTTCCTTCGCTACATCTATGACGAACTGACCTATCAGATCATCCGCAAGGTCGTTGCGACTGCTGTCACTGCCGTTGCTGGGGCTGGAACTACCAGTTCTGCAAATGCCATTGGAGTTCCGAAAGTTGCCGTTGCTCCTTCCCTGACTGCTGTTGGCACTGCGTTTGCGAACCTGTCTGATGAAGCCACAAACAATGTGGTCATCATGAACAAACTCACTCATGCCAATTTTCTTGCGGCACAGGCGGCTGGCAACTTCGCTCTTGATCCGTTCATGAATATGCCTGTTCTGTACAACAACACGCTTCCCGCATACGACAGTGCATCCGCTGGTGATGTGTATGCCATTGTTGGAGATCTGAGCGGCGTACAGGCGAACTATCCTGAAGGTGACGGAGTTGCTATCAAATATGATGACCTGTCCGAAGCTGAAGCTGATATGGTCAAGATTGTTGGTCGGCAGTATGTTGCTGTTGCACTGACTGCTCCGGGCCGCTTTGTCAACCTGACCAAACCCAACGCATAATGAAAGCTGTCTTGCTGAGAGACGCAAGAATTAATCATAAGGCTGGGGAGACTGTCGAGGTTTCCCCGGCTCAGTTTGATTTTCTTGTGTCCGTTGGTTCTGCAAAATTGGTTGAACCAGAGAAAAAAACCGAGAGAAAGACACGAAAGAAAGAGTGAGAGTAATGAGCGGCTGTGTTGTTAATGATGAATTGATAAATGAAGCCAAGCTTGCAAGGCGGCTAAAAACAGATGCATTTAATAATCAAGTGCAATCATTACTTCAAGCCGCCATGCTTGACCTTGGCGTTGCCGGTGTGCAGATTCCTGATGAGCTTGACGCACTTGTAAAGCAAGCGGCAATCACATATTTTCTGATGCATTTCGGTCAACCGGATGATTATGACCGTCTCAAGCGGTCGTATGATGAGCAAAAAGCACAGCTTTCAACTTGCACCGGATATACCGATTGGCTGAATGGTGATACAAATGGATAGATCTGACGTTTGCAATCTTGTATCGGTTTTTTATAAGCAAGATGAATACGGTGTGCGAAGAAAGGTGGAAGAAAGCCGGGAAGTTTTCTGTCAGGTTGATTCGGTTAGCCGGTCAGAGTTCTTTGACGGTGGTAGGAACGGCTTGAATCCACAGTTCAGGATTACCATGTTTTTGGGTGATTATAAAGACGAACCGATAGTTGAGTACAACGGCAAGCGGTATGCTGTATATCGTACATATCATTCCAGAACGGATGACATTGAATTGTACGTTGAGCGAAAGGGCGGCACAAATGGCACGGCGTAAAAAGATCAAGCCTATTGACTTGTCTGCCGCTGTCGAAGAAATTCTGAAAGAGTACGGCAACGATGTTTACAACGTTGTTGAAGACGCTGTTGACGAAGTAACAGACGAAGCAACGAACAAACTCAAAGCAATTAATCACTGGGCCAAAGATGGTTCTGGTGCTTATGCTGGAAGTTGGGTAAACGATACAGTCAGAAAAACAAGGGTTTCAACGGCAAAGGTCGTGCATAACGAAGAACATTACCGCTTGACGCATCTGCTTGAAAAAGGTCATGTTATCAGGAATGGAACAGGCAGAACGTTCGGAAAGACTGGGAAATATCCTCATATTGCTCCTGTTAATGACTGGGCAAATGAAGAATTGCCAAAGCGGTTCAGAAAGAAGGTTGAATCATTATCATGACATATCAAGAAGTAAATACCATGATTGCAAGCATCGGGATTCCGTATGCTTACAATCAATTTGATAACGATTCGCCGCAAGTGCCTCCATTCATTTGTTTTCTATATGATGACAGCAACGATTTTATTGCAGATGATACCAACTATGCAAAAATCCGTGGCTTATCTATAGAGCTTTACACAGACAACAAAGATTTCACGCTTGAACAGACTGTTGAAGATACGCTTTCTTCTTACGGTCTTGTTTATCAACGCTCAGAAACTTATTTGGATTCTGAACGTATGTTTATGATTGTTTATGACACTGAAATAGTCATAACGGAAGGAGAAAATACAAATGGCTGATACCAACAAAATCAAGTACGGTATTAAGAATTGTTATTATGCCGTTGCCACAATTGCGGCTAATGGTTCTGCAACGTATGACACACCCAAGCCGCTCCCGGGTGCTGTTAATCT